TGTGCCTACAAACTTTCAACCTTGCCAAGCCCGAGAGCCTCGGTAAAACGTCCTATCGTGTGTGGTAAGCAGCTGGAATCCTATGCCCGGACACTACAGCGACAAGGACAAACCTAAAAAAGGCAAGAAGAAGGTCGAAAAAGTGATGTCAGAGTATAAATCTGGCGCACTCAAGTCCAGCTCGGGCAAGAAAGTAACCAGCCGCAAGCAAGCCATCGCCATTGCGATGAGCGAGGCTGGCATGAGCAAGAAAAAGAGGAAGAAATAATGGCAAAACGCGGTCTGTACAGCAACATCGCTGCAAAACGCAAGCGCATCGCAGCCGGAAGCGGCGAAAAGATGCGCAAGCCTGGCACTAAGGGTGCCCCCACCGCCGCTGCCTTCAAGGCAGCCGCCAAAACCGCCAAAAAACGGAGGAAATAATCATGGCAGCCCTCGCAATAACCGTCGTTGATCGCTACACAAACGTGGTCGAATACACAGGCGCCACAATGGACGCCGTAAACGAGTGGATCGAGGTGCCCGCCCACTCAGCCAGCTACACATTTGCGGCCACTGTTACTGGCGGTGCCAACTTCACCTTGGCCTTGGAGTGCAGTTTTAACGGCAACGGCAACTGGTTCACAATCGACACCAGCAAAACAATCAACTCTGACGGTCAATACGTCTACTTTTATGACGGCAAACCTGCCGCAAAGATCCGTATGAGGGTTGCATCTATCAGCTCTGGCACACCCAGCATCGTTCCCCACATTGCGGTTGCTTATCACGGCTAATGGCAATCCAAACCGTAAATGGAGGCTGTGTTCACATCGAAATTGATGCCGAAGACGGCCTTACCCACGCCACATTCGTGTTTAAAACACCTCAAAACCCCGAAATCATCGGCGGCTTCGTAACGATGCTGACCCAAGGCATCGAAGTGCTGGTGCCGATCACCGATCCCGACGACGAGGAGGACGACGATGATTGAGTATCGCGGCGAGAAGTTTTCGGGTTACAACAAACCAAAACGCACCCCGAATCACCCAAATAAGTCACATGCCGTCTTGGCAAAAGAAGGCGACAAAGTAAAACTCATACGTTTCGGCCAACAGGGTGTTTCTGGCTCACCAAAACGCGAAGGCGAATCTGCTGCGGCTAAATCACGCCGCGAAGCCTTCAAAGCTCGCCACGCAGAGAACATCTCCAAAGGAAAAATGTCTGCCGCCTACTGGGCAAACAAAACCAAGTGGTGACTCTCTGCCAAAATAAGTACAAAGTAGGAGCCTAGCCGTGGTCTACAGCGCCAATATCCCGCCGACTGGAGCTGTAGTCAGCGAATCCCCGTTCGTCCGCAGCCTGGACGTAATTGCGATGATGGCCGACTGGAGCGTGATGGCTGCAGTCACTCGTGGCACGAACTACATCCGCGATTTGAGCGAGACATATCTACCGCAAGAACCCCGCGAAGATGATGACGCTTATCAAACCCGCGTCGATCGCAGCGTCCTCAGCCCCTACACCAGCCGCCTAATCGAGACCGCTGCTGGCGCCATTCTCCGCAAACCCATCCACATCGAGGGCGACCCTTATTGGCTGGAGCTTGCGCAAAACATCGACGGCCTCGGCTCCAATATCAACGAATATGCCCGCCGTGCCCTTGTCAGCAGCCTCACCTTCGGCCACAGCGCCATCTTGGTGGACTACCCCGCAGCAATGGGAGCGCGAAATCTTGCTGAAGAACGCGCCCAAGGCCGCCGTCCCTATTTCGTACACATCGACGCACCCCAGATCTGGGGCTGGCGCCAAGCCAGCACGATGCCTGGCTCTCCTCTTACTCAAATTCGCATCCACGAGTACACCACCCGCCCTCTAAACGAGTTTGGCGAAGAACAGATCGAGCAAATGCGGGTGATCTACCCCGGCCGTTACGACCTGTACACACTGGGCCAAGACGTAGTTGAGTTCAGCGAAACCGGCGACTACAGCCTCGCCGAAATTCCGGTGGTGCCGATCTACAGCAACCGCCGTGGCATGTTGCGCTCCCAGCCCCCACTGCTGGATATCGCCAACCTGAATATCACGCATTACCAGCGCCAAGCAGACCTCATACACGCGCTCCACATCGCCGCCATGCCTACCCTCGTCTTAGAGGGCTGGGACGACACCACCGGCTCCGCAACGATGGGCGTGAACTACGCCATTGCCATGCAACCAGGCAATAAGGCGTATTACGTGCAGTCTGACGCGAGCAGTTTTGACACGCAGATGGCCGAACTCCAAGCATTGGAGGGCCAAATGTCCACGCTCGGCGTAACCAAGCTGTTTGGTCAAAAGTTTGTTGCCGAATCTGCCGAGGCCAAACGCATCGACCAAGCCCAAAGCAACAGCGTGCTCTCGATTATCAGTCAGGAACTAGAGAGCGCATTGCAGCAAGCTTTTGCCTTTGCCGGCCAATACGTCGGCATGGAACCCCCAGAGATCACGATCGACCGCGACTTCGACTACTACCGCCTGATCGGCCAAGACGTATCCGTACTGGCTCAACTCAATCAAATGGGCAAAATCAGCGATCAGATGCTGCTGGAGGTGCTACGTCGCGGCGAGATCCTGCCCGACAACATCAACATCGAAGACGAACTGGAGGCATCGACTGAGAACGCTTTGGCATTGCCAGAGGCACCAGAAAACACTGGCGACGAGGACATGGAACGCCGCGAGGAAGAACTTAACTCTTAACTGCTAACGTAGAAGTGTCCAAGTAACACATAACTGTGCCTGAAGAACAGCAAGCAGCGGTTACTCCTGTGGAGCCCACTGCCCCTCAGCCTGTGGCTGAAAGCTCAGATCTGGCCGCACAACTCGAAGCGTTACGTGCGAAAAACCAAGAACTGATTGCCGAACGCCGTAAGGACCGCGAAAACCGCGAAAACCTACAAAAGCAACTTGACGAGCTTCGAGTAGCACAAGAGTCCGCCCAAACTGCCAAATTGGCTGAATCGGGCGAGTTCAAAACTCTCTGGGAGCAAGCGCAAGAAACTGTTGCCGAACTCAAGCAACAACTTGCCACAAAAGAATCCGAGGTGGAACAAATCCGCCAAGGATTTACACAAGAGCAAGTTAAGTCCGCCGCGATTGCACAACTCTCACAGGCTGGTGCACTAGCGCCCGATCAGCTGTATCGTTTACTTCAGGAGAACCTACGCGCCAAAGATGGGCAGCCTGTGGCTGTTGTCGGCGGCGTGGAAGTTCCAGTTGGTGAATACATCACCAACTTAAAAAACCCCGGCAGCGGTTACGAGCATCATTTTGCAGCTACGAACCGCGCCGGCATGGGTGTCACGGGTAGTGCCCGCGCCACCGCCCTTCCCGGCCAAACCAACCCTTGGTCTAAGGACAGCTGGAACATCACTCAGCAAATGATGATGTTGGCGAGCGATCCCGACAAAGCCAGGTTGTTAAAAGCAGAAGCCGGTCTCAACTAGCCCCTGTGGGGCGACCTCCGCAAACCCACCTAGGAGCCCACAATGGCTGCCATCTCTGAAAACTATTCCGGCGGAACATTCCTGTCGGATCTTGTCACCCGCCCCGAATTCCTCGCCTACACCTCTGAAGGCATCTTCGAGCAATCGAAGTGGATCCAAAGCGGCATTGTGCAGCGCAACGCTGCTCTTGACGCCCGTAGCGGCGGCACCCGCGTCCGCGTTCCTTTCTTTGACCCCATCAACCCCACCGAAGAGCAAATCCTCTCCTCGGCCGCTTGGGGAACCTCTGGCGCTGGCTATCTGACTCCTCAGAAGTCCACCGCCGACGAGCAGATCATGACGATCCTGCACCGTGGCTTTGCCTACGCCGCAGACGATCTCAGCAAGCTCGGCTCCGGCGCCGATCCCCTGGCACACGTCCGCAACCAGCTGACCGCCGCCATCAACAAACTGAAGACCACCACCCTGAAGAACCAGCTGCTGGGTCTTTTCGGCGGTATCTCCGGCGCTGGCGTGCTTGGCCCCAACCAAGTTGACGTAACTGGCACCACCACTGCAACCGAGGCGAACTACATCTCGGCTGCCAACGTGATCAAGGCCAAGAACGAGCTTGGCGAGCGCGGCGAGGAACTCGATTCCATCGCCATGCACTCGGCAGTTGCGTATTACCTCCAACAGATTGGAATGCTGGTTTTCAGCACTTCCGCATTGGCTGCTTCTGGCGCCGTGACTTGGGGTGGTGGCGGCGTGGGCGTCGGCCAACCTGAAGTGGCGACCTTTGCTGGTCTCCGCGTGGTGATCGACGACCAACTGAGCTACCTGACCGGCGGTACTGCCACCCATCTGGTGAAGTACCCCGTCTACCTGTTCAAGTCGGGCGTCGTTTCCGAGGGCATCCAACAGGATCTGCGCCTTGCCGCCGACCGCAACATCCTCTCCATGCAGGATGTGATTGCCGTGGATTACCACTACGGCTACCACGTGACCGGCACCAAGTACGCCAACGCCACCGACAACCCGACCAACGCTGGTCTGGCCACCACCGGCAACTGGAACCTGGTGTACAGCACCACCAAAATGGTGCCCATCACCCGCCTGCTGGTTAACACACCGTTTGATGTCAGCGTCTACTCCTGATAGCTAGGTAGTAGGTTACGATAGGGGCTCTACGGAGCCCCTTTTTTAATGGAAACCCGTCCTATCCCCTCAGCCATCGGGTACAGCGCTACAGCTTGTGGCCAAATAATTAGCTATCACCGCTTAGAACCTTTTGCGCTAAAGCAGGTCAATCACAGGCAAGGCTACAAAAAAGTTTCGGTGAAAACTTCTGAAGGCATAAAGGGCCGCCTTGTACATCGCCTTGTTTTGGAAGCTTGGGTAGGTCCGTGCCCCGAGGGTTGTGTCACTAACCATAAAAACGGGGATAAGACAGATAACCGCCTAGAAAACTTGGAGTACTGCACGCAGAGCGAAAATATGGCTCACTCCTACGGGTACGGCTTGAGCCCAAAACCACCTACAAAGCGCGGGTCTGAGTGTCGCCTATCCAAACTTACGGAAGAAAAAATCCTGGCTATACGGGCCGAACAGGACCGCAAGCCAGGCTACGCAAGAAGATTGGCGGAGAAGTACGGAGTTACGCCGCCGACCATTTCAAAAATTCTGCTTCGGCAGACGTGGACGCACGTCTAAGTCAGCCCTGAAGCCGCATCTCCTCTTGCCGCTGGAACACAGCCTCCGAGTCAATCGCCATCTTGTACGACTGCAGGATGAGCTGGTTCACAAGCACGTAGGAAACCTGCAGCTTTTCGCAAATCTCCGGCACGTTGGCGCCTTTTTCACGCAACGCCTTAACTTCCTTAGCCACGTCAGCCCACTTCCTCGGTTTGGAAGTGTCAACTTTCTCTTGTGCGACTTGAGTAACCGGCTCTACGCTGGCCTCAATTGCCGAAGTTCTACGCGGGGTCATGAAACGAGTTCGCCTCTTCGTACTACAGGATAACTGTCGCAGCTTTGTTGACGTTCCCCACGGCGTCCACGCCGAAGCTCAAGCCGAGCTGGAAATGTTTGGCGCCAAGGTTTACCACTCGATGGTTTTAAGCGAACCACCCAAACAGAGGAAATCCCGCACTGGCGCTAGACTCAAACAAAGGATGTACTAAGCCGTGGCCGCTGTCATTGACGCCACTCTGGGTGGGGCTTCGGCCAACTCGTACGTGACGCTGGCAGACGCTGACGCGTATTTCGAGACGACCCCCGAATCCGCCAACTGGGACGACAAGACCAACGACCAGAAAAACCGCGCTCTGATTTCCGCCACACGCTGGATCGACGCGCTGAGTTTTTACGGCAAGCGCTGCAGCGAGACACAAGCGCTGAAATGGCCCCGCAAGGAATACAAGGTTGACGGAATCGAGCTGGCTTGCACCCTGATTCCTGTCGGCATCGAGGTCGCCACCTACGAACTGGCACGCGCCTTCGCCAACGACACCGATGCCATTACCGGCAGCACCGGCACCACCGGCATCTACGACCAAGTGGAACTAGGCGAACTGAAGGTCAAGTACAAGTCCAGTTCGATGACCCCAGGCGTCATCAACAACGTCTTCGACGTGTACCCCTGGCTGCAGACCTACCTCGGCCCCTACTGCATGGGCGGCGCCACAAACTACGCCGTCCGCCTGTTCCGAGGGTGATATGGGCCTAATCGACACCACCTTCGCCTCAATCCCCACCGCAGTCTTAGCTGACTGGGGCCAAAACATCACGTACATCAAAACCACCACACCCCGCACCTACGACCCCACAACCGGCACCGTTTCTGGTGCAGATACCACTGTGACGGTCAAAGCCGTAATTACACGTGTAAGTCCACGTGAATCCGAAGGCCTGTATCAAACAACCGACCTCAAAGTCATCATTGGCACCAGCGAGCTCGGTACGTACTATCCAACCGAAGCCGATCGCATCCAGTACACACAGGCTGGAGCAACCCGAGAAGCCAAGATCATCGCCATCACCACTTATCGCGGCGACAATCCGGTTTACCACTCCCTAATCGTGAGGCCGCAGTAATGGCTAAAAATTTTAAGCACCTACTCAACGACATTAAAGAAGTAGTCACCAACAGTGCTAGGCAGGCGGCTGTCGAAATTATGAATAGTTTGGCGGAAGAAGGACCGGCTTACTCAGGCCAATTTTCATCCGCATGGTATGCAGTAGAACCGGGTCAATCTCCTGGAGGACCACGATCGGCCGGTAATACTATTTACAAATACGATTTACGTAACGTACCTAAAACTAAATTTCGCTCAGGTACTTACTACGAAATAGTAAACGGAGCTGATTACGCGCCGCAAGCATTGGACTTGGAAGAAGGTCGTTTTCAAACACAGTACGACGATTCCGGTAACATTCTTGAACCACTTAAAACGCCTGTGGCTGTCGGCACTCGTACAGGTCCTAAAAGGGGCCAGGTGTCCAACGGGGAAGGTTTTGCAGTAAGTACAGCGCCTTTGGACTGGTACGTTACTTATACAAATGGGGGCGCTATGCACCGTGACCTTGGTAACGGTGTTCGTATCGGTTTCCGCCAAGGCCCACGCGGCGGTACATCCCCAGGTACAGGGTTTAGTTGATGAACTACCAAGCAATCCGCGCTGCCGTTGAAAACCCGCTGCTTTCCGCGTTTGGCGCTTTGGTGCCGGCGGTGCCTGTGTACTTTGACAACATCACAGCGGTCCCGCCTAACACCACTACTGAATACGTCCGAGTCAATGTTACTTTCGGTATTACCAACGAACCCACGCTTACCAGCAGCGTGGACAACGCCCGTGGTGCGATTGTTATCCGCATTTTCACGGAAAAAGG